ATTATTGAAGTACCTCCACGAGCAGGAAAATCCGAAATCGTTTCTCGCCACTTTGGAGCGCACTGTCTGGGGAAGCATCCCGAGTGGGAAGTTGTCAATGCAACATACGGACAAGAACTGGCAAACGACTTTGGTCGGTATCTGAGATCCGTTCTCAACAACCCCACATACAGCGAGCTGTTCCCACAAACTGACTTAGACCCAGCCAATAATTCTGTTTCTGAAATAGGCACCACGCAGCGCGGCCGGTACATGGCTGTGGGAATCGGCGGCGCCCTCACCGGGAAAGGCGCCCATGTCCTGCTTATTGATGATCCACACAAAGATAGGCTCGAAGCTGATTCCGAACGCGAACGTGACAACGTTTGGAACTGGTACTCAGCGGTGGCGCGGACACGTCTATACCCCGGTGGAGGTGTCATTGTCCTGCAAACGCGCTGGCACGAAGACGACCTCGCGGGCCGGCTGCAACTTCATGCCAAGGAAAATCCCGATGCCGACCAATGGATGGTGGTCAGTTATCCAGCCATCGCCACCTGCGACGATGCACACCGAAAAACGGGAGACGCCTTACACCCGGAGCGGTATGACATTGACGAACTGTTACGCATCAAAGCTACTATTGAACCCCGAGACTGGGCGGCTTTGTATCAGCAAAATCCAACTCCCGATGACGGTCTATTCTTTTCCAAAGAGATGATCCAGAAATGTATGGTGCCAGCGAATGAATATCCTGAGAAACGTGACCTCAACTTTTACATCTGCTGCGACCTCGCCATCGGAGAAAAACAGACAAGCGATTATACAGTCATCACTACTTTCGGGGTGGACTATGAGGGCACTATGTGGTTTATGCCTAACGTTCAGCGATTCCGTGGAGACGCGAACGAGATCGTCGATCGCATCCTTAGCACCGCTATCCAGTACGACGTATTGCAAATTATCATCGAGCGCGGTCACATCTCCAAAGCTATCGGACCCTTACTATCCAAAACTATGCGGGACCGAAGACGTGCTTTTTCCATTTGGGACCCTGTCCCGCATCGGGACAAACAGTATCGGGCTGCTCCGCTGCAAGGCCGTATGCAACAGGGCATGGTTCGTTTTCCTAATACCAGTCTGTATGATACCGAGATTATCCCAGAGCTTTTGGGATTCCCGGCTGCAATGCATGACGATGTCGTCGACTCTATGGCATGGGGAGCGCAATACTTGGATAAGCAAATCGCCTCGTTGCCACCACCTCCACGGGCTAAATCAAAAGCACCAGCATGGAGCATGGAGTGGATGGAGAAGCGCATCTCCCCCGAAGTAAGACGCAGTTCCATGCGAAGACGCATAACTCACTTGAATGGGAAACCTTTGTGACTATGGTGCATGCTTCGTCCACCCATTCTTTGTCCTAAAGGAGCAACTTATTATGGGTACTAATCTGAAAACCAAGGTGATCTCCAGTACTGTTACTGATGCACCCGAGTTCAATCGCTACAATCCGTTCCGCCCGCTCAACCCAATCGAGATTTCCAGCCCCGGTGCTGGCATCCTGTACGGCGTGAACCATCCCGGCCGCAACTCTGACCGTTATGTTCGTTTCGACGTTCCTGCATCATGGGACCAAGATGCTATTGCATCTGGTACTGCTGCTGCTGGCGTCGTTATTAACGGTAACATTGCTGATGGTCTGATTGACGCCAATGCTGGTGTAGTTCTGGAAGCAGAACTGCTTACTGTCATTGTTCTCGTCAACGGTGCGCCTATCAAACGTGTATCGTTTGATGACACTACCACCACTGGTGAGTTCCGTATTTATGACAATGCCGCAGTAACTACCATCGAGTTCGGTACTGCATACGGCGAAGGCACCAAGATCGAAATCCTGTTGATTGGTTCTGCTGCTACCGCACTCACCAATGTTACTGACGTAACTGGTGGTGCATTAACAGCAAACGTTCCACTTCAGGGTCGTTCTTATGACTTCATGAATGCTGATGTTGCTGACGTGATTATTCGTGCATTAGGTACTGTATAACAACAGATGCCTGCCAAAGATGATTCCGGGACGGACTTCGTATATATGCGAAGTCCGTCTTCGGAGATTCCGATGCCGACACGACCAGAGATTCCAGTGTTTCCAGAGGGATCGGAAGATCGTGAAATTCTCAGAACGATACACAACATGGTATCCAATGTGCACCAAGACGTACATGATACTCGTTGCCAAGTCGTTCAGGTGCAGCGTGACCAAACCGCAACCAGCAAGATCGTAGTCAAACACAATCAACTCGTAAAGTCAGTCCTCAAAATAAAATTTCAAGTTGCCCTGTTATGGGCCAGCGCGGGCGTATTGCTTGTCCTCGTGGCTGGGACTGTGTGGGATAAAATAACGGGATGAAATACTTAATCTATTCAACCGTGGCATTGTTTGGGTGTGGTCCTCGCTTCCCCCGTCCCGGAGAGGTGTACTCCGGCGCGGCTGGTGGTGGTACTATACCTGATGGTGTAGATCCTTTTGTATCCATGGCATACTATGCGAGCTGGGCAGCCGGATTGCTGGTGATCGTCGGATTCCTTGGGATAATCTTTTCCCCGGAAAAACGCATCCCCATTCAAGCTGTGATTGGTGGGTTTGGGCTGTTGATGATCGCGCAGGTAATGCTGTGGGTTGGGACGCATATGCTTCTTCTGCTGATACTGCTTGGAATAACTACTATTGCTGCCATGGTGTACGTTGTTAAACGTAAACCGAATCTGGTGGAAGATGTTACGGGTATAGATATACCGGGTTACGGGGACGACGGCACTGCCAAGATACGGCGGAAGGAAGCGGAAGATGCCCACCAAAAGTAGCCCATCCGAATTATCGTTGATGACGAAGTTCAAGACGTGGTTGATCCCACCCGAGGACACGAAGAAGATATATAACCGCATGGAAGACCTGCGGCAGTATATTCATACCGACGCAATGAACATCAAAGATGTCGACACCGTCGCTGTTAACTATGTCCTGCGAAATCAACATGCCGTATTATCCCACCTTGTAACAGATGACCCAAGCATTGCCGTATCACCAAAGGTCATGCTGCCCTACAACTCGCTCGACGGCATCGTGGAGTTTTCTGACACGAGCGAAGTGTTGGGCAACCGACTCGCTGACATGGGCAAAATGGGTGAGACCCTCAACGGTTTATTCCAAGACTCAATGACATTACCAATTGGCTGGTTGAAATTAAACTGGCAGGAAGATTGGGAGAAAGACCCAATCGGCGGCCGGCACTTCGATCGCATGGATCAGTTACTGGCCCAACGTCAGGCATTAAAGACCCGCAAGAAAGCCGGAGAGTTTACCGATGATTCTGCGGAGCAGGAAATACTTGATGACATTGAAGATGCTATTTTATTCGAACGGGCAAAAACATTACGCGAAGATTTAATATCCACGCCACCTATTGATCCAATCATCGACGATAACGGTATTGCTATTCAGGACCCACGCCTCGATCAGTTGGAAGAAATTGAAAACGGTGACGTTGATATTGAAGATCAAATCATTCCGCATTATAAAGGTTTTACATTCGACAGTGTAGATCCTGAAGATATACGCTGGGACTGGAATATACGCCGCCCTGAATTTATGATGGAATCCAATTGGATGTCGCATCGTGCGTGGATGTCGCGTGACCAGATAATTTCCAAGTTCGGTTTAGACTCAGAGCAAGTACGCAAACTCGGTGGACCAGAAGATATAGATGATCCCGAAACTGGTAATCATCGCGCACAACAAACTCGCACCCAAGATAATACGATGGTGGATATCCAGCGTAATAACTTAATGGAAGTATGGGAAATTTGGTATAAGCCAAATAAAACTGTGTACGTGTGGTCCGAACATTACCCTGACTTTCTCGATAAATATCAGCCTGAAGCAACCAGCTCGCGGTGGTTCCCCTTTCATCAATTAACTTACAATCGAGTGACCGGCCGCGTGCTGGGCGTTTCAGACTTAGAACTGCAATGGCCGCTACAAGAAGAATATAATGAATTACGAACACATGACCGTGAAGCTCGTAACGCGTCATATCCCCGTTATATAATCAATTCTAATTTACTTGATCCAAAAGAAAAAGCAAAACTGGAACAGGCGTTACCATTCTCTGTTACTGAATTACGTAACGCAGATAAAATCAACGACAGTTTCCATGAATTAAACCCAGTTAAATATGACCCCAACAAATATGGTATCGGTATCCAACGTACACGTACTGACATGGAAGCGATGGCGGGTTTACCTGCATCTGCTCTTGGCAATACGAACGGTGGAGGTCTGGCTACAGAAGTTGCGTTCGCCGGACAACAAATGGATGTTCAGTTAGAGAAACGCAGACAGATCATAAATAAATTTATGACCGATATATTTGTCAGCATGTTAGAGATTGCATATCAAGCTATGACCGACGAAGAAATAATGGCGTTGGTTGGATCTAATGCATTTATACCAGCGGACTATCAACATTATTTAGCGATGATAGATGTGAAGGCGGGCGTTGATGGTCCACCGGATGCTAAAGAAATGATGAGCTTCTTAACACAATCAATTAACATTGCTGCTGGTCTTGGTCTGGTATTAAATGGCCCAGAGATATTCAAAATGCTGTTGGATAATTCAGGTCTACGACTTGACCCACGCAAGATAATTGCA